GGATTATGGTTATTAATATCCCGTTTCGATAAAAGAGCAGACGCTTTATCTAAATTAATAGCAATAGCTGAACCAATACCGACAGTAGATCTAAATATCCCAAAACCTGTAGTTCTAGCTAGTCTTTATCATTCTGTAGATGAGTTAGCTGATGTATTGAAAGATGTACTAGAATTTTTACAAAATTTAGAAGTACCAACTGCTGAAGAACTGGTAAAAGAAATTATAGAAGAAATTGCACCAGACCCAATAACTCCAGAAGAAGGACAGAAATTACTTTCAGATTTTCAAACTTGCGTAAATGGTTATGAAAGAGATACTCCAAGTCTTTTAAAATCAAAAACTACAAAAGGATTATACGTTAATGCTTGTCTATTAAGGAAAGGGTGGGGAAAGGATGCGATTACACAAGCAATAAGAGATTGGATTTTATGAACGATACAACTTTTGCTATTATCTGGATCCTTTCTTTCTTTTTATATTTATTAATTTATACTTATCATATACCTCGAATGACCCAAAAACGAATTGAGGATTGGTTAAGAGATAGCGAATCAGATGACACGTTATTACTAGCTCTAGAAGTAATAGTAAAGAGAATAAGAGAACAAACATTAATAGATTTTGAAGAGTTTATGCTTCCTCAAGCTAGAAAAAATTTACAAAAGTTCTTTTCTGGAGCTATGGGGAACGTCGCTAAAGAAATGAAAGAAGGAGAGGAAGGCTCTAAAATGAAGATGATGCATGATATTGCTAACGAATTAAGTGACCAGCCGTGGTACGTCCAGATGTTAGGATCTAAACTTATGCCAATTTTGGCAAAAGCAGAATCGAAACCAAACATTAAGCCAGACATAGGCATGGGATTGCAGAAATAACGCACTTTAAACGCACAATAGCGCACTCCAAACGCAACCCCAACCCATTCATACCCTAAGCTCCCCCGTTTATCTTACGGCCACAGTTAGAACATGTCGCTGATACACGACCCCAGTTCATATCATAACAAGTACAAAGTGCTTTCATAACTTCTCCTCAATGCGTAAAAGTATAGAAGTTATTTCACATCTCCAACATTCAAAGATTACTTTGCCGTATTGATTCGTATGACACTTATCACAGTGTAGCATTACCAGTCCTCAGGTGTTAATCTTATTAATTCCTCTTCAGCCCATTTGACACTTAACGGGTTATCGGATCCTTTTATAATTTCAATTAACATATAGGTTGTAGCTTTCCGTGTTGGCTTAATACTAATTGTTTTTTCAGTAATCATGCTTCTTCCCAACGTAGACCGTCTGATGCTTTCCAGACCCAGTAGAAGATCCCTTCTTTAGGCCAGTGAGATGCTGATTTAAAATCCTTCAATAGATAAAAAGAGGATGTTGAATAAGACTCTTTTGTTTTAGGTTCTTCGTGTGCATGATATTTAAACTCATCTGGCATATTATCGGCACTTACTTTATTAGTATCAACTAATCGACATGTCACTTTTACCCCTTCTTTTATACCCTTGTCTGTATCAATATTACATTCTTCTACTAGATCTACAGTGACTAGGGTCATATCATCATCCTTAACTTTAAGGTATGAATCACGCTTCTTCAATGGTGAAGAAATGTCTGGCTTAACTAACTCTTTATTAGATGCGTCCATAATATTACATTACGTATCTGCTATTTAACTAATGCGCACGTAAAAAGTATTATATAATCAATTAAACATTAATTAGTTATGCCTGTCGGAGTTTATCGGAAGAAAAACAAAAAAGGAAACTTTATGTATTTTCGAGATGGTAAGCTTATTTCGAAGAAGTCTTATGATGCGTCCACATCTCGAAGGCGATCTACTCGTAAAGGCGGTGTTCGTAAAACCGCTAGACGGGCATACAAATCGAGTAAAGGTAAACTTTACAATAGGAGCAAAAGAATGAAAAAAGGAATCCCCCACCCATCAGTCACGGGTATGGCTAGTGGTCTAACAATAGCAAATTACCTAAATACAGGAACAACCGCAAAAGGTGGTAAGCCTTTAGATGGTGTCATTAAAGATGTGTCCGATGGTCAATTAGGACAAGCATTCAATACTTTATCATCTAACGCAATTAATATGATTGCTACAGATACAGGACGTAAAACATTAGTGACCGCTGGAGGAATTGCCGTATTAGGTGCATTTGCTCGAAAACAGTGGCCTACTCTAAAACTAGGAGGAAGTAAACTATACTTTAGACTCTAAAATGTCAGCAACAACAATAACACGAACTTTTGACGCAACGCCAACCGACAAAGCATACTTTTCATTAACGGATAATATGCTAAGTTCTTCACTAGGTAATATTCAGGTACCTCAGGGATCTAGCAGAATTTCCCGTATAGATTGTGCTTTTGATACATTCAATGCAAAAGGTACAACCATTGTGGCTAGGCTCTTAGGGTCAAATATGTCAGAACAGAACCTAGTCATATGGGGTTCAGCTGGAGATACCGCTGATGCTGGAGCATTTGACGGTTTTAATTCAGTACCAGTAGCTTTTCCTTTAGCTGGTGTAAATAATATAGATTTACAAATTGCCGTTCAGTTCAATTCTGGAGGAAGTGCTTCCGCAAGTGGCGGTGCAGTGACTCTTTATTTTGAATAAGCATGGCTAAAAAGCAAATAACAACCTTCTTAGGAAGTCAAAAAGGACTTCTAACTATTGGGAAGCATGTTTATGCATATTCAACACAAGGATCATCATTAACCAGTTCGGCATATAGCACTAATTTAGAGTTTGCAACTGGTAATGAATATATTGTAGGTGAACTTACGTGTTATGGGCCTGTAGACGAAGGTAATCCAAGTTCTGGTGCTATCGCTAACTTTAGAATATCGTATAATGGTGAAATACTATTCTTTATTAATCTGGATTCTTCCGCTGAAGATCATCCGAGTCAGGCTATTGTCCCGATCTTAATTCCCCCACTTACTACCGTTTTAATAGAATCAAGTGCGAGTGCATCAGGCTGGAACCCTTCGGTTTCTATTTTAGGAATGACTCATAAATGACCTTAGCACCAAGTGAAAGTGTATTACGTGTTAAGGACGGATATCTTTACGGGTGGAGTGGAAGCAAGGATCTAACTGCTTCCCCTGTCACCCTCCTCAACTATACTAATCCTTCTGACTACTTTTTAACTAGAATAATGATAGGTATTGACTGGAGTAATATAGGAGCATCTGAAGTTTTATCTTATACAATACAAGTGGATGGTATCGGTCTTTTTGTGGAAAAGTCAGTGATTGGTGATGTTGGGGTGGTTGGTGCTATAATGCAACCTAAAATGTTTGAGTTTGTTATTCCACCTAATTCAACCGTCAAGGTTTTAGCAACTCAATCGAATAATAATGGTGCTATTTCCTGTATGCTTACTGGTTATAAAATATGAAGCTTCCAGAATCAACTAAAGATTTTGAGAAGTTAATGAAGAATGTAGACTTTACCAGAATCATGCAGATCTTAATTCCTATTCTACAACCTGTTATTATTGGAGGATTATGGTTATTAATATCCCGTTTCGATAAAAGAGCAGACGCTTTATCTAAATTAATAGCAATAGCTGAACCAATACCGACAGTAGATCTAAATATCCCAAAACCTGTAGTTCTAGCTAGTCTTT